AAACAAATTTATTTCTCTTTGTGAAAAGTATTATGGGATCAACTCTAACTGATGAAGAAATAACAGTTTTAGAACTTTATGGGAAACACATTGGCATGAATCTTTTGACAGAATTGACATATGAAGAACAACAGATATTCATAGAACATATCATTACCACATTAAAACCAGATTTTGATGAATTTGAAAAATATAAGGATATGGATGTAGCAGCAGCAGCTGCAGAAGTAGAAATAAAAGAGATAATGCCTGATCTAACATGAATCAAGGCATATCATGTCAGGATATAAATATCTCGCGAAGTACCATTGAGCAATATTTTTTAATGTCATGCATTTTGTAATAACAACAATATGATCAACTCGGCTAAAATTTAATGCATTTTTTACAATAAATTCGGGTTGTCCAATTTGTTGAACACCATTGTATTCTTAAAAATCGCCGATAGTCATATTGATCCATTTTTTTCTTGATATCATCTGGATATGCAGAAATTTTGTCATGCTCAAAATAAAAATCCATGAATGGTGTGGTGAGATTTGCAGGTATTGAGTTAACATTATTTGAATATAGTTTTACAGTTTGTTCACCATATTTCCATATATTATTTTCCAAAATATAGCCAAATAATTTTACATATTGAATATCTTTCAATACAGTTTTTTTATTGTGCCCAATTGATACCCAATCATTTTGTCTGATATGTAAATAATTAATATTTTGGGGAATAGTGATTGGTGGTTCCTTTCTGTTATCCATTATTACTTTTTGCATCATATTTATTTCGATCATTGCATTTGTTATTTCAGTTGAAAAATCAAATATATTGTGTTTTGAAGTCTTAACATTTTTACCCATTATATTTAGTGTGTATGCATCAAATGGAAAATCAATTAGTTCTATCTTAAGACATAAAATATTTGGAACATGCATTAGGATGAATATCTTTTTTTTCAAGAATTGATATTATTTTTGCATCCTTATGATATAATTTATATTTTGAGTTTGGCACTATGTCAATCTCTGTATGCAAATATTCAGCCGGAATCGTGTCAGAAAATGATGGCTTAATAAAGTCAGATGATTTGATAACAACTGGCTCACAAGCATCGTGATCAGTATCGATTGATGGTCATGGTATGGACATTATGATCAGAGAAAATATATTATTTTAATAGAACACAGAATATGTGTATATTGATCTTAAAAAATTGATAACTATATTGTTTCTGACAATATTTGTTGTTATTAGTGCTTATAAAAATGGATTATACACTGGCTGATCTTGACAAAGCAATTTATTTTTGTCTTACACTCAAAAAGGATACTTTAGTATCATATGATGATCTTTACACTGATCTGTGTACTTTTGGAATTTGTCCAGACCTCATAAAACATAAACAGCTTGGCAAAAAAAGATTTGCATCAGCGTGTGAAACTATCACACAACATTTTGATAATGTTTATCATGTTAAACTAGATTCTCTGAAAGATTATTTAATTTTCAGTAATAAAACGTGTCGGGAGATTCAGATGATACATGGAGGACAAGTTCAGGGAGTTGATCCTAATATACAAAAATCATTATCACATGTTAAACAAGATGATTTAATAATTAATAAAAATTGGCTGGATGAACACAGTCCATTAGATCAATATAACAGAGTGGATACATTTATGCATGCAATTTGTAGACATGCACATATAGACCTATTTGAATATGTAATGTCAAAACATGATATTGATTTTGCAACAGTAAATAAAACTGGGCAAACTATTATAGATGTCATACCAAATACACCAAATGGATTTGCAATAATGCAATGGTGTGCATCATACAGTTGTAAACAAAAAAATCTATTATCTGAAGATCTTTGTAATAAAGTAAATGAAATTGAATTACTTACCGGTTACAAGATTTACTATAAAAAAAAAATAGAGGATCTTACTGCAACTATTGGTCATTATAAATCTGGCATTTTGCTGATGGGTTTGTTATGGTTTGGCCAACAGTTTGTTTTCTAAAAAAGTTTGAAATATTTGTATATTAACTAATCCAATAGTATTACATCATAAAACAAATCAGTACATGGACACTGTTTTGCTGATTGCTGGACGTTCTAATAGTGCATTGGCAGATTCTGTATCTGATGTTCTAAAAAAGTCATTATTTGATGTTGATTTGAGTCAATTTGCAAACACAGAGATTGATGTTAGACTTGGTCACAGTGTTCGAGGACAGAATATATTTATTATTCAAACTGGATCAGCATTTGATGGTCGATCAATTAATGACCATTTGATTGAGCTATGCATGATGATTGATGCATGTAGACGATCAAGTGCCAAATCTGTTACTGTTATTGCACCATGTTATCCATATTCCAGATCAGATAAGAAAGATCATCGGGGACCAATTGGAGCAAAACTTGTTGCTAATCTGTTGATAGCATCTGGTGCCACCAGAATCATTTCAACAGATCTTCATTCTGGACAGATTCAAGCATTTGCTGATATACCATTTGACAATTTGTACTGTGTTAAACCATTACTATCAACACTCAAAAAAACAGTATTCAGTGATGTTCCATCAGATTCACTTAATGACCATTTTGTTCTTGTTAGTCCAGATGCTGGTGGTCTCAAACGTATCATCAATTATTCATCAATACTAAAAATGAATTATGTCACATTGCACAAACAACGCAACTATGTTGAACATAACACTGTCGAAAGTAGTATTCTTATTGGTGATCCAAGTCTTATTGCAGATAAGACAGCAATTATGATTGATGATATGATTGATACATGTGGTACCATGATTAAAGGTACCCATGAACTCATGTCTCATGGTGTTAAGAATGTTATTCTGATGGCTACACATGGTATTTTGTCAGATCCGGCAATTGACAGAATCAATGCATGTCCCGATATCATTAAAGTTATTGTAACCAACAGTATTGATCAAACTAAAAATGTTGCTAAGTGCCCAAAATTAATTGTAGTTGATCTTGGAGCATTTCTAGCAGATGTAATTGAGAGACTAATTATTGGTGCTAGTTTGTCCGAATTATTTTGATTTTGTTTATTGGATTCTTTTAATTGTAGACTAAATAAAAATTTGAAAAAGTAATCATGTAGTAATTCGAATGTAAAACAAATCTAATATATGTCAATATGGGCGCATGTATAAAAAAAATGGATAACCCAAATTATGATGATGAAACAAGATATTTATTGGCTGCACATGATGGAAATATCTTGCTAATGAAACAACTGGAACAACGACAAGTTAATGTGCATACAAAGGATGCTGATGGTAACAATGCATTTATGCATGCATGCATTGGTAAACAAATATCAATAATGAAACACATGTGGTCAAAAAATATTGATTACAATGCGAAAAATATTGATGGGTATGACACACTTTTAATGGCCTGCTATTGTGGTTATTTATCAGTGGTCAAATATTTATTCAAAAAGAGATATCGTATTGAAGTACATAGCAGAAATAATGAAGGTAATAATGCATATTTAATAGCTGCGCAAAAAGGTCATGTTTCAGTAATGAAATTTTTAGAGAGTGTAGGTGCTGATGGTACAAGAATACGGTGGGAACAAATAGGTTTTAATCTTACTACCAAGAACAATAGAGGAAATAATGCATACTTATTGGCATCAATACATGGACAACTATCTGTGTTAAAACATTTAGACAGCATATGGCCAACAGATACAAAAAATAAAAATATTGATGGGAATAATGCATATTTATTGGCATCAATCCATGGGCATCTGCCAATCATGAAATATTTTGAGAATGTGGGGTTCGACATTACCATTGTAAATGAGCGTGGACATAATGCATATTTACTAGCCTGTATGTCTGGACATATCGAAATAATGAACTATTTGAAAACTAAGGGTTTTAATGTCAATATCAGAGATCTAAATGATTACAATGCATATTTATTAGCTTCAAAAAAAGGCAAACTGTCGGTGATGAAATATTTAGAGACAGAGGGATTTGATATTCATGCCAAATCTTCAACAGGCTACAATGCTTATTTATTGGCTTCAGAGGGAGGACATTTAATAGTGATGACATATTTAGAAGAAAAAGGTATTGATACTACTGTTAAAGATACTGCTGGATATGATGCATATTTATCGGCTGTCTATTATGGACACCTGCCAATAATGAAATATCTGGAGGAAAAAGGTATTGATGTTAATTTGAAAACTAATAATGGTTATGGTGCGTATCAATTGGCGTCAATCAAATACAATGGTCACAATGATGAAATTATAAATTATTTACAACACAAAATGGCACATAAGTAATTGTGTGATTGATTATTTTTATTAAGATTGTGCCAACCAATCATTTCTTTGCCAAATACCATGCAGTTTTTGAAATCTGGGAACAGTCACATTGTCTACATAGACTGAATCTAAAAACATTGTGACAGGTCCCATCAAATGAAGATAATTGCCGAAAAGCTGTCTAAAATGTACCATAATTTGTTGTGTTTCTGTATTAACACCAACAGCAATGACCTGATAATCTTTTTGTTCATAATCTTGATAATATCCTTTTGGTATAAGTTTTTGTGCAGTTTCAAGATCAATATTATTTGTTTGATATTGACTTGCAAATAGTGGAAAAACTAGCATGAGTGGTAACAAACATGCTAACAAAAAATAAATATTACTCTTCATTTTTATATATTCTTATCATTAATTATGTTTACAAGCTAGCTATTTTTCAAATTTTATTTATATTATGATATTATCATACATATACTAAAATAAGAAACAATGTAATTAGATATGAATGCAAACTAATTTCTTATTTATTCATCATACTATTTTTCATTGTTTATTATTTTATCAATGATATTGTAAATACTTTTTATTTGCTGTCTATCCATCAAATAAAAAGTTGAACATCCCAATCATTATTTTTATCACAGAAATATATATAGAAACAACCAATGTTCTCTTTCCTAAGCAATCTAGTTTGGCACAATGGCGCCCCAAAACGTTCGTATGGTTGGCGCAAGGACACCTATAATGAGCAAGTTTTGGCCGCAAGACCAGAGATGAAAACATTTAAGACATTTGTCAAGCACCCATTGCTCGACAGTATTAAGATGGTTGATTTGAGAACTAAATTTCCACCTGTATAT